TTATCGAAAAGCCTAAAACAGAAGTCGATAAAGGGCAAATTGTTAACGACACTGAAAAGGATATCGAGTACAGTCGAGAAAAAATGAAAGAACTTATAGGACAATCGTCTGAAGCGATTAATACTATGATGGCTCTTGCTGCTGAGTCAGAACATCCACGTGCATTTGAAGTTTTGTCCAACATGATAAAAGACGCAAGTCAAATGTCGCAAGATTTAGTAAAATTACAAAAGGTTAGAAAAGATATAACACAAGAAAAAGAAGGTAGTAACAATAAAACTACGAATAACGCCGTGTTTGTAGGTTCTACTTCTGAACTTCAAAAATTTTTAAAAGATAAAGAAATTAAAAACGTAACAGAATAATATATTATGGCCGGTGATGGATACATGGGTAACCCACTTGTAAAAGGTGATAATGTTGCTCAAAATTTTACAAAGGAAGAGGTTGCAGAATACATGAAATGTATGAGCAGTCCTGAATATTTTGCAAGTAAGTATATAAAAGTAATTGCACCAAGTAAAGGTTTAGTTGATTTTAAACCTTATACTTATCAAAAAAAGTTATTTAAAAAATTCAACGAAGAACGATTTAATATTGTTTTAGCATGTCGTCAATCAGGTAAGTCTATTACTTCTGTAATTTATATTCTGTGGTATGCTATTTTTAATCCTGAAAAAACAATCGCTATACTTGCAAATAAAGGTGCTACTGCAAGAGAAATGCTTGGGCGTATCACTTTAGCACTTGAGCATTTACCTTTCTTTTTACAACCAGGCTGTAAAGAATTAAATAAAGGTAATATTACATTTGCGAATAATGCTAAAATCGTAGCAGCTGCCACAACTGGTAGTTCTATTCGTGGTCTTTCAATTGACTTATTGTTTTTAGATGAGTTTGCCTTTGTTGAACGAGATGCAGAATTTTACACGTCGACGTATCCTGTAATTTCAGCAGGTGATGAAACAAAAGTAATTGTCACATCTACTGCAAATGGCGTAGGTAATATGTTTTACAAATTATATGAAGGATCGCAAAAAGGAATAAACGAATTTAAAAATTCAAGAATTGATTGGTTTGATGTTCCAGGCCGGGACGAAAAGTGGAAAGAAGAAACCATTGCGAATACTTCTGAGTTGCAATTCGAACAAGAGTACGGAAATAATTTTTTAGGGACAGCGAATACTCTTATTAGTTCTAATTGTCTATTATCGCTTAAACCAGAATATCCGAAAAAAATTGATCAGGGAATTAGTTACTACGCGAGTCCAATAAAAGATCATCAATATATTATGACAGTTGATGTATCAAAAGGCCGCGGCCAAGATTATTCTACGTTTAATGTATTAGATATAACGACAGGTTTATTTGAACAAGTTGCTACATTTAGAGATAATATGATATCACCAATGATTTTTCCGGACGTAATTGTAAAAGTTGCAAAACAATATAACGAAGCGTTAGTTATTATTGAAAATAACGATGTAGGCCAAGTTGTTTGTAATGATGTATACTATGAATATGAATATGAAAACACATTTGTGGAATCATCAGTAAAACGGGGTGGCGTTGGTGTAACAATGACAAAACGAGTCAAAAGGATTGGTTGTTCAAATTTAAAAGATTTAATTGAACTAGGTAAACTAAAAGTTGTGGATGGAGAAACAATACAAGAATTATCTACATTCGAAATAAAAGGTTCTTCGTATGAAGCTACTCAAGGGAATCATGACGATTTAGTAATGAATTTAGTTATGTTTGCTTGGTTTGTATCGTCAGAAGCGTTTGGTGATATTTCAACAATTGATTTAAAGGAAATGTTATTTTCTGAAAAAATGAAACAAATAGAAGAAGATGTACCGCCATTTGGTGAAATAGATGACGGTGTTTCTTACGGAACTGTGTATGATACCATGGCAAACAGTTTAAAGGAGTGGAAAAATCTCTAAACTTACTTATTTATAAATAGAACTATTGAAAACAATCTTATTATGCTCAACTTATTAATTAAAACTATATTTGAAAGGAAATAAACATGGCATTCCAGGTATCGCCCGGAGTCGAGGTTAAAGAAATCGACTTAACAAATGTTATACCCGCCGTATCTACCTCAATTGGTGGTTTCGCTGGGTATTTCAACAAGGGGCCTGTTAACGAAGTTACGTTAATTGGATCCGAAAAAGAACTCGTGGAAGTGTTTGGTAAACCTGATAGCGCGTTAACGCGTCAATCATTTTATCAGGCAGCTTCTTTTTTAAAATACGGTAACGCTCTTAAAGTAGTTCGCGCAAGTAACACTGACTTAAAGAACGCACATTCAGATAGCACAAAAACTCCAATATTAATCGAAAATGATGATGAGTATGATAGTTTAGCTACACCAATCGATCAAGGCGCATTTATTGCAAAACAAGCAGGTGAAAACTTTAATGGTGTACAAATCGTTATCGTTAACTCAGTAATTGCTAACGATAATCGTTTTGACTCAGTCACATCTGGATTTATTGCAGATGGCGAATCTGCAATTGGTGTTCCAGTTCAACTTGATCCTCGAGTAGATGGTGTGATTCAAGGTGGAGCTGAATTAGCTCAAGACGAAATACACATTGTCGTAGTTGATCAAAATGGTTCTATCACAGGAACAGCAAACACGGTTTTAGAATCATTTGAATATGTTTCAACGACTGCAGGAGCAAAAAAAGAAGATGGTACTTCTAACTTTGTAACGGATGTTTTAAGAGAAACTTCAGAATATCTTTTTGTAGGTAATGTATCAATAATCAAAGGATATTCTGATGATACTACACTTAGTGACGCATCAACGATTACAAACTTTGATTCTAAATATTCTGTGGCTGACGTTTTAGATGACAGCCTTACAGTGGTTGCTAAGCAAGTTGCTATTGTTGATGAATTAAGCGAAGGTGCTAATTATAATTCAACACTTGTACCAGGCGATGTAACAGCAGCTATTGATTTCTTAGCAGACGCAGAAACAGAAGATGTTAATTTACTTTTCGCAGCAGCTGATGCTAATGGCAGTAATACAATTGGCAATAAACTAAATTCAGTTGCAACAGCTCGTAAAGATTGTGTAGCATTTATTTCACCACCAATTCAAGATTCAACTGGTAACACACCTTTAACAGATGTTAAAGAATATAAAAACTCATTAAGTTCTCCAGATTCTTATGGATTTATGGATTCAGGCGCAATTAAAGTTTACGATAAATATAATGATATTTACGTAAATATTCCAGCGAATGGATTTATGGCTGGTCTTTGTGCTAACGCAGATAATGTAGCAGAACCTTGGTTTTCACCTGCAGGATTTAATCGTGGGCAATTACGTCAAGTAACAAAGCTTATGTATAATCCTAAGAAAGCAGATAGAGATGAATTGTATAAAAGCAATATTAATCCAATCGTAGCATTCCCAGGACAGGGTGTTGTATTATTCGGTGATAAAACACTACAAGGTAAACCTTCAGCATTCGATCGCATTAACGTACGCCGTTTGTTTATTGTTCTTGAAAAAGCAATTGCTACTGCAGCTAAATTCCAATTATTCGAATTGAATGATGAATTTACTCGTGCAATGTTTAGAAATATGGTAGAACCATTCCTTCGCGACGTCAAAGGCCGCCGCGGTATCACTGACTTCCTAGTTGTTTGTGACGAAACAAATAATACAGGTGATGTTATTGATGCTAATCGTTTTGTGGCTGATATTTATATTAAGCCTGCTCGTTCAATTAATTTCATTACTCTTAATTTCATCGCTACTCGTACCGGTGTTGAGTTCTCAGAAATAGTTGGTAAATAATATAAATAACTTATAGAAAGGACAAACAATTATGGCAATTTTAGGAGTAGATGATTTTAAATCAAAATTAATTGGCGGCGGTGCACGCCCCAACATGTTTAAAGCAACTGTAACGTATCCCGGCTATGCACAAGGCGATGTTGAATTAACATCCTTTATGTGTAAAGGCGCACAGCTACCAGGAAGTACAATTGCTCAATTAGATGTTCCATTCCGTGGACGCCAGTTAAAAATTGCTGGTGATCGTACATTTGAAAACTGGACAATTACGGTTTTAAATGACACCGGTATGGAAGTTCGTAACGCTATGGAACGTTGGATGAATGGAATTAATGAGCACGTAAATAATACGGGCCTATCCAATCCTACAGACTATCAAGCAGATATGACAATTGAGCAATTAGACAAAGCAGGTAACATCACAAAATCTTACACGGTTCGTGGTGCTTATCCAGTCAACGTTGCAGCAATCGATTTGAGTTACGACACAAACGATGCGATTGAAGAATTCACAGTTGAATTTGCTTTCCAATATTGGGAATCAGATACAACTTCTTAGTTTTAATTAATTAAAAGGTTTACGCTTAGCGGAGGTCCAACCCCTCCGCTAAGCGTGATATAAATATTTTATATGGAATTATTCGGATACGAAATTAGTAAGAAAGTTGAGAAGAAAGAGAAACCGCAAATGGTTTCTCCTATTCCCAAAACAAACGATGATGGCGGAGCAACTGTTACCGTTGGTGGCGGTTACTATGGTCAGTACGTAGATTTATCAGGTACTGATACAATTTCAGATCACGAATTAATCATGAAATATAGAGAATCGGCTCAGCAACCTGAGTGCGATGCTGCTATATCAGATATAGTTGATGGTGCTATCGCGGCAAGCGAAAATTCATCTCCGGTTGATATTATTTTAAGCGACTTAAAGCAACCAGATAACGTTAAAAAAGAAATTATTAATGAATTTAATAAAATACTTCAGCTTTATAAATTTAATCATAGAGCAGAAGAATATTTTAGAAATTGGTACATCGATGGTAAACTTTACTTTAATATTATAATTGAT